ATGAAAAAGATTTTTTTTAAACTTTTAGCCAAACTAAACAAGTTAATCTTACCCAGTTATACAAAACAAGGTTTAGACCTTAGTAAAGCTAGTAAATTACAATTAGCCATTTTTGGATGGAAACTTTATGTAACTAAAAATGCTTTAGATTAAATTTTTATAACATAAATTTTGATGTTTATATAAAAAAGGAATATATTTGCACCCACAAAAAAAAGGCCTCGTGGCGCAACTGAATAGCGCATCTGATTACGGCTCAGAAGGTTACAGGTTTGAATCCTGTCGAGGTCACAATAACCAATAAAGGCGATGTAAATTACAATGTAAAAATTGTAAATGCATCGCCTTTAATCATTTATAAACCTTACAATTACGCTATTATGAATCTAGTTTTAAACCAAGTGCATGTGCTAAATAATAACTACGCAATAAACTACGCACACAAAATGAACGCGAAGCTAACTTACAAAATCAAGATCAATGATCGATATGTTAGAACTGATGGCACAAGTCTTATTTACATACAAATACTGTATAAAAAGAAAAAAAAACAGCTTCCATTGGATATAGCTGTTAAATCTAAAGACTTTGACAAAAAAAGACAGCGTGTAAAATCTTCTTGCAATTTTGCTAACGACTACAATCTTATTATTGAGAAAGTTTTAGCAGACATCAATACTATTGAAATTAATTACAGACTTAACAATGAAGAATTAACATTAGAAAAGTTTTTAAAAGATCTTACCCAACCAAGTCTTCGTGTTAGTTTTATTGCTTTTGCTGAAGCTTTATTAAAAAAACAACTAGAAGATAAAGTGTTAAGGCAAACAACTTACAATGCACAGTTAGGTCAAGTTAGCGTGCTTAAACAATTTAAAAGTGAAGTATTGTTTTCAGATATTACTCATGAATTAATTGATAAGATTAGAGTGTATCTTATTAAAACACGTAAATACAAAAAAGCATCTGTAAACGGATTTTTTAAAACGTTTAAAAAAGTATTGCACGAAGCCAATAAAAAAGGCATTAAAACTAAAATTAGTTTTGATGAAATTAAAGTAACTTCTATGAAAGGCGAAATGGTGTTTTTAGAAGCTGCAGAACTTAAAAAAATGCATAGCTACTATCAAAGTGAGTTTGTTCCGGAATATTTCAAACCTATTTTACTTAAATATTTGTTCTGCTGCTTTACTGGTTTACGATATAGCGATGTTATAAAACTACAACCAGAAAATGTAATTGGAGATTTTTTAGCGTTTACCGCTTTAAAAACTGATAAGCTACAAAAGATAAAACTTAATGAAACCGCTAAAGCTTTACTTGATGATCCTGTCTTTTTTAAAAGTGATTTTACAAACGAGTATGCTAACCGTAGGTTAAAAGAAATAGCTTCTACATTAAGTATAAATAAAAAACTTACTTTCCATACGTCTAGACATACTTTTGCCACTCAATACTTAATTAATGGCGGACAGATCCAACACCTTAAACACCTACTAGCACATAGTAAAATTGAAACGACAATGATTTACGTGCATGAAGTTGAAGCTAATATTAATAATGAAATTAAAAACATGGATAATATTATAGGGTAACAGATTCTAGTTGAAACTTAACCTTATTTTTCCCTGGTGCAACTTCTGTAAATTGATAACTTACAATTCTGTAATGTTGGTTGTCAATATAAATTTCTTCAGTTTTGCTAAACTTAGAAATTTCAATTTCTGTTAATGGTCCTTCAATCTCTAAACTACTTGCGCTTAACCTAAATCTTAACCATTTTTTCCAGAATTTAGCATACAAACCTGTTGGACCATCAAATTGTAAGGTCTGGTTTAAATAGTTTTCTGAAATGTTTGGTTTGTTAGCAGGATCATAAATCATTAAACCTACACCATCTTTATCAATAACCGCTTCATTAAGTTCGGCAGTTACACCATTATGATCTATAAGTTTAAATTCGTTTTTTATAGTCTTGTTAAATGCATCTTGCTGTGTTGAAAAAATTTCTTCAGTAGATTTTGTGATAAACAACGCATTATCAATATTGTTTGCAAAACTTAATGTAAACGATGTATTTGCAACCGAATTAAAACTACTTACTTTAAAAGATTTATTTAAGATGGTTGGCGCTACATTTACATTGATATTCTCATTAAAATCTAACACAAGCTCCTTTTTAAAATCGTTTGGTGTGACTTTTAAATTAAAGGTTTTCTTTAACTCATTGATGTACTTTGCAACTGTCCAATCTGGAATGTATCTACCAGAATCTATTGTTGGATGCATTTGAAAATATTTCTTCTCTTGATCAGCTCTATAAACTTTCACAGATTGACTTATTGGCATTTGTTGTTCTGAATGCACGTAATAAAAAGTAATAGGTTGATTTACATGTGCAGGATCTAGATAAAATTCAAATTCACCTTCTAAAATACCTGTGTCATTATAATCAAACAATAAGAAATACAAAGAAGTCATTGATATAACTGTAGGGTAAGTATTATTATAATTAATCATCAAACCTCCATTAGTTATATGATTATTCAATACTTGTGACCATTGAAAATCTGTAGTGTTCATTTCTAACTGAAATTTAACCTTATACAAACCTGCAGAAGCTAAAGTAATTGTATCTGTTACAAAAGTTTGATTATAACCATACTGCCAGTTTTCATTATCAAAAATGACATTTTCAACGCCACTAACACTAAAAATATCACACAAGTTATTTTCTTTAGAGAATAATAATAATTTTCTAATAAAAGTATTTTGTACAAATTCGCCTTTTAATTTAAAACCAATATTTTGGAGCGCATAAAATAAAGGTGTTAGCAAAAAAACTTGTGGTGAAATCACATTTTTATTAAAAACACTTATTGATCCTTCATTTAGTGTATAATAATTTTCAACTAAGTCAAAATTTAAAGTTGTTGTATTAAAGTCTTGATTATTAATGTAATTCTCATAAGTATACCAATCATCATCTGGATCTGTGTCATTATGCAATTCTGCATATTTCATTTTTGGAAATTGCCATTTTGCTTGAGGAAATACATTATCTAAATGGTCTAACACATAAGCTGGCCAGTTATCTGATCCTGTTAATTCTTCTTCAGATGTTTCTGAATATGGTACTGGATCTGTCTCGTTTGGAATTACAGACACGACTGGCATAAAATCTCTAATCTTAGATTTTAATAAAGGATACAATTCTGACGCATATTTTAAGTTGCATTTTCTAAATCCGTTGATGTAATCTAAAATTTGCAACTCACCTTTATATTTTTCGCCTAACTCAATAACATCAACTTCAACAATTTTTTTCTTACCTACTGAAGTAATATCTCGCGGACCTAATGCTTCTTTGGTTTGTTGATTTTCTACAATCAAAAATGGATTAGACGTATGTGTTACCTTAAAATCTGTTTGAAAAGAGTTATTATCTCTTTTTAAGGTTAAGGTTTCTGGGACATATTGCAATTCTATATTTTCCGCAATTATGGTAATTTGTCTCATAATCTAATTGATTGGTTGTCTTTATCTACTATTAAGTCTCCAGAAGGATTAGTTTGTGTAATATCTAACTCTGAAGGCGGAAGACCTGCATCTTCAATAGTTATTTCAAAGTTAATTTCTCCTTGAGCATCAAAAGTTTTAGTAAAAGTTTGTCTACGGTTTTGAAGATTAACAACACGCTCTGCGTTTAAATCGTCTGAAAATACAGCTACATACTGTTGAGGAGCATATACATCAAAATCAAAAACTAAATCTATTGTTTCGTTTGGTATACCATGATCTATATTAATATCAAAAATACGTGTGGTACCAACAGGTGTTTGTTCTGTTGCAGAAATGCTACTTGCTGCATCTACAACCCAAACGTAATGCGTTGCTTCTGTCTCATTTCCATTTCCATCATTTGCTGTAACTTTTAACAACTGCATTTCGCCTAAAGTAGCGGTGTTATCTGCTGTAATTGTAGGATTAATAGTATTAGCATTAGTAATTGATAATCCTGTAGGCGCATCTGGTAAAGACCATGTTATTGTTAAAGCATCATCTTCTGGATCGGAAACAGATACATCTGTAATTGTAATGGATCCAGAAACACCATCAATTCTATAAATAGGTGTTATTAATGGATATAAAGGCGAAAATACTGGTGGTAAATTAGCGTCTGGTAAATCTGTAATATTAATAGTTAAGTTAGCGATGTTGCTAGTTAAATATTGGTTGCTTATTTTGTATTGAAACAACTCATAAGCATTACCAGATTCGTTAGGATCTGAAATAAATGTAAACTTGTCAATTTCTGACCATAAGTAATATTCATTTTCATCTACAACTTCAATAGCTCCATTAAGAAACACTACTCTAAGTGTACCGTTATTTATAAATGCATTTAAATTTATAGAATGAATAGGAAATGTGTTAGAATAGACAGCTTCAAATTGTGCTTTTGTAATATCAAATAAGGCATTTTCGTCTCCTGTTACCGAAAAATCACTTACAAATGGAGCGCCTAAAAAACCGTTATTATCTAATGGTAAGCCTTTTTTAAATGTAAAATTTAACTCATTATTAAACAAATGCTCTCTGTCTTGAGCTGTGATTGTTTTTTTGGTTGCTGTATTAATTGGATTGTAACCAGAAGCATCTTTAAAATAAGCTTCTAAAGCATTGTTTATCTGGTTAACTATTGGTAACTCTTGCGTGTTTAAATAGTTGGTGTTTATTTTATAAACTGCATTTTGTTCTATATTGAAAATAGTTTCTGAATAATCAAAATTTTCATAAGTGTCTACTTTGTAATTATTTTCGCTAGAAAACTCGCCAGAAAAATATGCAGGAATATAAAAACCAAAATTGTTTTTAAACACAATTTGCTTGATGTTAAACGTTGGATTTCTAAACACTTTATAAATAAAAGTTTTGGTAACTGGACCAACTGTAATTGTAACCTTTACATATAAATTAGCATAGGCAATTTCTGGTAATGTAAAAGTGTATGCATATACTTTTTTGTCTGTGGTTGCTGTTATAGTTTCTGTATTTAAAACCGTACCAGTATCTAACTCTGTTACTACAGAAATAGTTTCATTAGATGTGTTTGCAAAAAAAGGTATTACAATAGTGCCTTGACTTGGTATTTGAAAGTAGTTAGTATCTAATCCTAAAATGGTTAATGTTTGGTTATCATCAAACAAGACAGAATTAGTATTAAACAAAATATGAAAAATTGGTAGCTCTAAAGTTTGTGCTAGTGCATCATCTGCAATTGTATATTCCTTGACTATAATTTTTACTTCCTTCTTTAAGTCTGTAACTTCTACCAAACCGTTAGTAAATGCTTCTTGAAATTGCGTATTGAAATAAGCGTTATAAAGGTAACGTAAGTTTTTTTCGGCAATAAAATTATCTTTTCTAGACCACGATTGCGTATCAAACAACACGTTATCAATATAGATTTCTGCACGAAAATAAAATGCTGTGCCAGAGTTAGAAGATTGCACAACAATTGTGGTGTTGTTACCATCTAATAACACGTTACCAGGAAAAGGAGTTTGTATTGCTTGTATCATTAGTTTAAAATTCCGTTATCGTTAGACTGATCAATATCTGATTGTAAATCGGTTACATTTCTAGCATCTTCGTAGCCAAAAAATACTTTAGCCATAATACCGTTTGATAAAATGGTGTTAAGCTGCGTAATTGTAGACAGTAATAATTGTTGCTCTGATGCTGTTACTGGCGCAGATGCATTTGGTGGTAATGTACCAGCAGACGTTTCGCCACCATTAAAAAATGGTTTACCAACGCCAACAATACGTTGTCGCTCTTGCTCTAACCAACCAATAGTATCTGCATAGACTGGATTTTGTGTCATAACTTCTGGAGCAACCCATTCGTTTTTGTGAACATAACCAGTTACTGGTCCATACTCGTCATAACCCAAAGCAGGATTAGATCCTGTATTACCTCCGTAGAAAAACTTAGGTGTTTTTACACTGTTAATTTGTTTAGCTGCTGCAACCACATTACCAATTGCAAGTGCTGTTTGTGCTACTTTGGCAATGATATTAAAAGGAGATGGTAACGTATCCTTTGCAGACCATACACGCGCCACAGCTAAACCTTGAGAAATTGCAACTTCTGCTAAAGCTGCTGCTTTACCTGCAGCGGTATTTTCGCCTAATAATTTAGCAATGTTACCAAACAACGATCCAAAAGATGCAATTTTTGCTTCAGTTTCTGCTTGCGTAATTTGCTTACTAGCTTCTGCTGTTTGTGCTTCTAAGTTGGTTTTTGCTTGTTGGTATTGTTTTTCAGTAATTAACTGAGCTTCTTTTTTAGCTTTTAAATCTTCTAGCTCAACCTCATATTGTTGTTGATTACGAATGCGTTGCTCTTCAAACTCAGTTTGTGCATTTTGTAAGTCTAATTCTTTTTGAAAAAGCGCTTGCTCTGCTTTTAATGCTTTTTGTTGGTTGTCGTAATCATCTTTTAGTTTATCTGTTGCTTGATAATACTCTAACTCTAAAGCTTGCTCGTTTTGTAAATATTTTAATGTTAATGCCTCTTTACGTAATTTAGCTTCTTCTTCAGATAAGGCTTCTGCATCTATTTTAGCTTTTTCACGTTCAAACTCTTCTTTGTTAAATTTTTGTTGTTGGTCTAAAACTTTAGTTAACCTATCAATTTCTTGATCAACTAAATCTTGTGTTAAGGCTTGACCGTTTTCAATCTTCTTTTTATTAGATGCAATAAAATAGTTTAGCTCTGCTTCTGCTACTTTAATTTTTGCATCTGCTAATGCTTTGGCACGATCTTCTTCTTCTTTTTTCTCTTTATCTGCAATCCTTTTTCGCTCCTGCGCTGCTTTTAATAATCTTGCTTTTTCTTCAGCAGATAACGCACCGTTATTGGTTGGTTTGGTTTCTTCGGTTTTGGTGGTTGTTTCTTGCTTTTTAATCTCGATGTTAGCCGACTTTAAGCTTTCTAATTTTGCTTGTAATTCATCTACATCAACTCCTAAAACACTTAAAAGTCCACTTGTAAGATTGATTAAATTTTGTATAAACTTAATCGCACTATCTGATACGGACTTTATGACCTTAGGTATATAACCAAAGACTTGACCTAACGAAGTAAAAAACGAAGAGACTGCAGATTTTGCTAAGTCCCAAGCTCCAGAAAAAATTGGTCCAACTAAAGTGATTAATGGTTGTAAGGATTGCTTAATGTCTGCAAAATATTCTAATACAGACGCAAGCGCATCTACAGCAACGGTTTTAATACTAGTCCATATATCACTAAAGCCTTCAATTTCAAAAAGGTCTGCTTGTGCTTTATTTAAACGCTCGTTAGCATCTACAAGTTCTAATTGTGCTTTTGCAGTAGCGTCTAATTCTCTTGTTGCTGCTTTACCAACAGCTTCAAATATTTTAAGCGCACCGCCAGCATCTTCACCTGCACCTTTAAAGACATCTGCTGTTAATTGCGCTTGTTGTTGTTGTGATAAATTAGCTTTATTTGAAGCTTCAGCAATTTCTTCTAAACCTTGTTTAGTGGTAATAGTACCGTTAGAAATACGTTGTAATACTGAATATGTAAAGGATGCACCAAATGCATTTTCTAATGCTTCTCTTGTAGAATCTGTTTGTTCTTTTAAAGCTAAGTCTGCTTCTTTAAGTGCATCTGGTAGTTTATCTGTATAAATACCAAGGTCGTAACCAGTGTTAATGATATTTACAAACTCTTGAGCGCTGTAACCTGCACGTGCAAAAAACTCGTCATACTCACCAATACTATCTAAAAACTCTTCGTTTTGTGCGCCACCATCTGCTAGTCCTTGCGCAATAACTTGGTTAGCTTCTGAAATAGAAATACCGTAAGTTTTTGATAAACTGTTAGCTTTGGTTGCAATCTCGTCAAAGGTTTTATCAAAAGTTTCTGCTGTAGCTTCAATCTCGCTACGTACTTTTGCAAGATTTTCTGCTTCTACACCTAACGCACGTAGTTTTAAGTTAGCTTCTTCTAAACCTCTATTAAAATCAAAAATAGCTTTAGCACTTGCAAATGCACCAGCTAATAATGCTATGGTTGCACCAATTGGTGTGGCTATAAAAGCTAATGCGCTTTTTGTAACGCCAATTATAGATCCTTTTACACCGCTAAGTCCTTCTTTAACCATTGCAAGGTTACCAGTGCTTAGACCTAAAAACAAAGTGCTAAATGTTTCTTTAGCTTTAGAAGCTGTTAGATCTGTGTCGTAAAGTTCTTCTCTAAAATCTGCTTGCTTATCCTTTAACTGAGATAAGGTATCTTTTAATTCTTTGGATTTTTTATCATAGTCATCACTGCCTTTATTAAGGTTACGTAATTGACCACGCACTTTAGACATTTCTTTAGAAATACCGCCAAGCGAATTAACGACTTCACGGTCGTTAATAAATATGGATAATTGTCTGGTTACTTTTTCTTTTGCCATTAGAAGTTAATTTTTGATAATACTTCTTCGCCACGTAAGTCTGTTATTTTTGTTGCTAGATCTTCTAGTACATTGGTACTTTCTAATGCTTTGTTAAGTACGTTTGTTGTCTTAAGACGCATATTAATACCGTTGCTTTTTTTACCCTCAAAACCATAATGTTGTTTAAAAATGTAATGTGGCGCTACAATGGTTAATCTATCTAAGCGACCATAACGGTATTTGGTACGTACGGTTGTTTTTTTTGCTTGACCAGAAATAGTATTATTGGTCGTGCTTGCAATTGCACTACGTAAACCACGACGTAGTTTTTGTGCGGATGCATTGGCTATCTTTTTTTCTAACGCAGTACTCATAATACATTAAGCTTAAATACAGGTTAAAAATAAAGTGCTGAAGTGGTATAATTTAGGACACAAAAAAACCACTGTGTTAACAGTGGTTAATTGGCAAAATTTAAAAAAACCTATTAAAAAGGAAAGGGCGTTTTTAGTCGTAAAAACGATGTGCTTTTATTATACCAGGACTTAAAATTATATTGCTTATCCTTATTATTTAGCAACCGATTGTATTTAAGTATTGGTGTTGTATTGTAATTATAAAAGTTAGGCGTTAGATCTATTTTATGCTTTCGGAAATCTATTAAAGGATATGTATCTAAATGATTGACGTCTGCATTTACAAAATTTACAACCGCTACATTTTGGTTAGATGCTACGCTAGTAAAACTATAATCATTATAACTATAATCTAAAACAAACGCATTTGCATCTACTGTGTTAGCCACAACAACTTCTGTAGGTTGTGCTTGTTGCAAAATTTCTGTTGGAGTGTCTTCTGGATTATCAAAAGAAACTGGTGTTGCATTTAAACTAAATGTTAATCCGATGAGGCAGATTAATGATAAGAAAAATCGTGTTTTCATAATAAAAAAAGTATTTGTTGTTGTTTTGTTGATTGTAAACTTATTCTAACTCACTATTTTAAAATAGGACACAAAAAAACCACTACTGTTACCTAGTGGTTTTAATGCTTAAACTAACCAAAAATTAAATAATGAATAAAAATTACTCTCTTATTCTTAACCAGTACTAAAGTAGTTTTTTAGTATCTTAGAAAATAGGACACAAAAAAACTACCTATGAAAAATAACGGTTTAACAGATACACAAGGTTTACTTTTACTAATTATAGTTTGTGTTATTGCCTTTACGCTCCTTCTGTAAATGTCCATTTATCTGGATTAAAACACATAGGCTCGTGGTTTTTTAGTCTGTACAGTAAATTCCAACCATGCATATTATCAAACAATGGTCCTACCTTCTCATAAGAAAAGCTGTTAGCTTCTAACATACCAAACAATATACTATCGCGGTTTTTGTGTTCTTTTTTTAAGTAAGAAATTACATCTAGCACCACATTTTCTAAACGGTCTAATACTTCTTCTTGTTTGTTATAATCGTCTGCTTTACCTGCAAAGTCTATGATTAGTATAGACATGTCTTTGCTGTTAAAGTTAGTGGTATTGTTTTGATTTTCTTCTATTTGTGCGCTGTACGATTCTAGTAACAATGCTGGCTTACCAATACCGCTTCTGAATTGGTTTTGAAGCTCGGCAATATTAAAACGATAAAAGCCATTAATACCGTTGTGTGCTGTTGCTATATCGTTATGAAACTGTACCAGTTTACTATGTGTTAATGTTCTGTCTGCCATGATTTATTTTTTTGCGGTTTGTGTAATATCTGTTTGAAACTGCTCTAAAAAGGTGTAGCAGTTTACGTTTTTTATGGATTTGTGTTTGGATAGATCACCGCGCGTCATTTGCAAGATGACTTTTCCAAAACCATAGTTTGATTTGGATTTTTTATTACCGCTACCGTTAAACACCTTAGGGAAACGCTTGGCTAAGACTTGAACGCATCCAGAAACCGCAATGTGAATAGCTATAAGTTTGTAAGGACTTAGTTTTTTAAATGGTGCTACTTCTTTATCTAAATTAAGCTTATCGTATTCTGGCGCTTTGTCTTTACGGTAAATGACTGCTGCTAGGTATTGTAAATACTCGATATTTTTAGTGTCTATATATTTGTTGTTTAAATCTAACATTGCAGCTAGTTGATCTGCAGTAAGATTTATAATACGATCCATTGGTGCGTAATAGGTTGTGCCTTTAATTTTTAGATTGCCAATAAACTTACTACGATTGTTTGATGTGTAAATAAAATCGACATAATTTTTTAGCTCTGATAATGGTACGTTTAAAAATAGGAGTGCCAATTTGGCATTTGTTTTTACTGTATACCATTTTGATCCTACCAAAATTTTAATAAGCAATACCAGTTGCAATTTACCTGGTTGCGTTTTGGTTAATAGCTTGGCAACTTTAATTAGCTGTTTTGGTGTAAGCTGGTCCCAAGTTTGTGGTATGTTTAAGTTTATTTTCATAAAGCTAAATAGGTTAGATTTTCTATGCGCGCGTCTATAACTATTAAAACATCTGGATCTTTTAAATACGATTGTTTTAAACTGGTTAAGTAGCTAACATCTGTTGCTTCTAAAATATCTGTGCGTAGGTGTTCTGGTAGGTTTTGGATGATGCTGTGTAGGGATTGGTTGCTCATGGTATTAAGGTTTTAATCTTGTTAATCTGGTTAGCTAAAAAGATAAACCCAATGATTACCAACAATACTAAAACAGCTAAAGCATAAATGAAGTATTGCGGATTAAAAGTTTCTTGTTTTTCTGTGTCTTTAAATTTTGAGCTTTCATCTATTACAGAATTATCTTTAATATTAGTATTGGTTTGTTCTTGCTTATTATTAAAGGTTTGTGTGTTCTGCTTTTTCTTTGAAATTGTTGTGTTTTTAGCTTTAATCGTATCACCATCTGGTGTAACAATTTCCATAGCAAATAATGGATTGGTTGGCTTAAATTCAAACTCCTCTAGATCTACATTTGTTTTAGTAAAATCAAAACGCTTTGTATCTGTAGTTTCAGACTTATCGGTATTAGTTGTTGTTGCTGTTTTGGTTTTAAGCGCTTTTTTTTGGACATCGCAACTTTGGACAGATATTGTCCAAATAATTAAAACTATGATTTTGTAGATGCTTTTCATTTTTTCATGCAATTTTCTTTGCAATTCTCATTGCAGTTAGCACAGATTTTATCTTGTAGTTGTTTTTCTTTTACGATTTGACGCATTAATCCAAATGAAAATTTACAGCGTTCCCACTTGAAGATGTTTTTTACTTTTGTAATTCGCCAAGCATAACTAACCTTATTATGAAATCTAAATCCGATTAAAATAAAGTAGATTAAGGCTGCAATAAATAAATGGACCAGTAAGTAACGATCAAACAAATTAATACCATTTGCAAAATCCATACTTTTTAGAGTGCCTATATAAACTACACCGATTAAGATGGTATACTTTATAATTGGTGTTAAGTGTTTTTTGGCATTAGACCACACATAAAGCAACAATGCGTACATGATTATTAATCCAATAAAACCTAAATAGCTAGAAAAGGTTTGATTCTCCATGATTATGATATTAATTTATTGAGTTTGTCTGTTAGTGATTTTATCACACTAATTATTGACTTTTTAAATTGTTCTTGCGTTTCTTTTTCTGTTAGAATTTTTAAAAAATCTGTAGAAAATATTGCAAATATTGCCATTAAAAACAGCACTACACCAAGCTCTATATTTTTAGCAATTACGTAAGCATAAGTACCTGCTGTTAGTATGTAGGTAATTAAAAAACTACCAAAGAAATCTATAAAATCTGGGTTTTTTCTTGTAGGATTGTTTTTATCTAAAATTAACTTTATTAACCAGCAAGCAGTGACCAATAACAATATGGTTATATCATTTTTGGTAAAACTAATATCCAGTAAACCTGCGTCTTCTGAATAATGTTTATAGCTAAGCTGAAAAGCACTTACAAAAGACACTGCTCCAGCAATAAATAATTCTAAATAGTTTTTCATTTTGTTATTGTTGTTTTAATCATTTACACACACAGATTAAAAACATTTACATTTACACACTAGGTATTTATAGTCTACCTAAAGACTTTTATATTTTAGATAAGCTTTTTCTAGCTTTTCATCATATTTATTTTGAGCATACCCTGCTCCATTGTAACCGTAAGCAAATCCTTGCCAATCTAACCTTCTTAACTCATCGTCTAACCTTCTGTGTTGTACAAAATTTACAAATGCTATTAAGTGTTCTCTTTCACTTTTATACATTGCATTAATAAAATCTTGAAGCGTGTCATATCCAGCAAGTTTGTAATTAAAACCCATGATTTGAAACTTGCCCCATGATGCAGATTTTAAAGCCGCATCTCTATCTAAATCAACAGCTTTTTGAAGTCTTTTGTGTTGATCCTGGTTATAATATTTTCTGATCCAACGTGGATAAGAAATGTTAGCATTTTTTGAAGTTGTAAAACGACCTTTAGTTAATTTATGAAACCAATGCCCTTCAAATAATATTTTAGGTGTTTTACCATCTTTTAAAAAACCAGATCTTCCACCACTTTCAACAAATGATACTGCTTTTATAACTGCAACATCACAGCCAATAATAGAGGCTGCATATTGATAATCTGCTTCTGTTAAATGTTTACTCATAACTTCTTCTTGTGGTTGCTCTATCACTTCTGGCTGATTGACTTTTATATCATTGACCGATTTTTGCTTCTTAAATATTTTAAATAGGTTACACATATATCTAATCTCATTATTCTAAGGTTAAATCGTAGCTAAAATCTATGTTAATAGTTCTACCTGTATTTATTTGACCTGTTACACTTCCATCTGTACCTATTAAAACTTTGTAAACATTGATGTTTGCACTATTTATAACTCCTGTGTGTCTGTCAATTAAAGGTCTTATTTCTTCTGGCAAAACACATATTTCAAGTACACCACTACCAGAAGCAACGCAATCTATATGTATATTAGCGATATTATTTCTTACAGAATATTTTAAAGTACCACTTGAAACGTTTGAAACGTTAAACACATTTGTAACTGTTGTGTTTGGAATATTAACTCCTAAATCCTTTTTAACTACTGGCGTTTTATCGGTTTTTTCTTCAAGTGTTACGGCTGTGTTATAAGGACTAATAGCGTCGTAATACTCTGCCAATTCTGTTGTATTAACACCTGTCCAAGTATCGATATTACTTTCAATGTAAGTCTTAGCAGCGTTTGCGTCTATTTTACCAAAACCTCTGTAAATATTATAACTACCTGCGTTACTTGCTGTTGCTCTACAAGCTTCACGAATCAATCCCCAAGGAGCGTTTGTTTCATTTCTTAACCATTTAAACTTAGCTGTTACTATTGCTGTTGCTGGTGATTGTTGGTGTTTGTCTAAACCTGATTGAATCGTTAAGCCTATCGCTGTTAAATCTGCATCTCGTGTTGGCTCGTTAAATTCTACACCAAAACCGTAAGAACTTCCTTTTGGGTCTGTTCCATCATTGTCAGTTTCTGCTCGACTGGTCACCATAACAACGTCAGCTAAAAAGTCATCTTCTGCGGTTGTTCTGTCTAATCTTATTAAGTTGTTATTACCTAAAGAAACAATTTTGAAAAAATCTTTATCATTGTCGTTATTTTTAAAATAATCTACAGAAGCAGATGATGCAGACATTGTTAACTCTACATCATTAACATAAGCTGCGTCAAGTCTGTAATAATTGTTTTTAAAAGATGTAGTTAAAGATGAATTTTCAAATCCTGTTATAGTCGGTGGAGTATCACCACCTGAAACTGTGTCGTAAAATTCATTAAACCAAGTTATCATTTGATTATTATGAGTCAAATTAACATCTGCATTAAACACATTATTTAATGCACTTGGTTTAGAAGTTATAGGCTTTATTGTAGCTAATTGATTATTAAAGTCCTCAAAATCATCATAATACTTAAATTCAAAATACAACTCTTGATTTAAAGATTTTTCTTTAGTTGAATAACCTCCTTTTAATCTTAAACAAGTTTTAATCTCATTATTTTGAGAGTCCGCAACTTGAACAATATCACATTCAGCTATCTTATCAGATATATAAACCTTATAATCAACAATAGCAACTTTATCTAAGTAAGGTATTTTAATTAATCCATCTGCTAAGTAATCACTAATTTTTAATGTTTTTGATATTTTACCAATCCTTAAATTTTCTGTTTGTGTTATTGGTGCATTTTCAGGTGGTATGTTATTTCCAAATTGGTCTGATGTTCCAATATTTTGAGATACTAATAAAATCTCTGAATAATGGTTGTTTGGAAATATATCATCATCTAAAATCACATTAGTAATGTAAGGTGTTTGGCTAAAATCGTAATATCTATATCCTACATATCTTAACTTTGAATCATATATATAATCTATATATCCTGTGACTTTTGATAATTGTCTTTTTACGAAATAACTTGAGCTTTTATATAAATAAATACTATCATCCTCAAAAGAGATTGCATTAGTGTTTAAACTTATATTTCCCAAACTAGATACAGCATAATTACCTTCGTGTAAAGGTATTGTGGACATTGAACTAGCAGGTTGATAGTCTATTGGAAATTTTATATAAACAGCTTTATAGTCTAAAATTGAACCGCTTTTAGCGATTAGTTCTACAACAATTTCTCCTAATCTTGTGCTTTCAAACCCTTGACCATTATTAACACGGTATAAATAACCTATTTCTTGATTAGGTTGGTTATCAATTAATTCTGAAATTGTTTCATATGTATTTGCTACTGGAGGAAGATCTGTACCTGGTCCTGCTGGACTGCTACATGGAAATGGATTATTTGAAGCGTGTATACTCATAATTAAAGTCCAAATACGCCTTTAGTATTGTAAGTACTGTATGACGTTGTATTTTCTGTTGTTAGTAAAGGATTATCGCACTGGTTAAACAGCGTGATGTTATTATTTATAAAGTCTTTTGCTTGTTGCAAGTACACTGTTGCATTATCTGCTAATTGTGTAAGTAATGTTTTTACTTGATCTGCTGATAAACCATAGTCTACAGACTGTTTACGACCACCTAAATAGCTCTCGAAATTAAGACGCAAACCATCTTGTGTTAATTGGAATAGTCCTGTTGCTGCTACTTTAGATACTGCAAAGTTTACCATTGCAGATTGCAATGTGTCTTTAAGTGTTGCTAGAGCTTCTTTTTGATCTGACGTGACGTTGTCTGGTGTGACTTTTAATGCTTGGATTAACTCTGCACAAATAAAGGTGCTTAGGTATTGCTTTTCTACGTGGCGTAGTGTTGGTTGCAATGCTAGATATACTTGACGTGAGTTGTTGATATGGTACCATTTATTAAATACTGATGAGTTGTTAACTAAAAGCTCGTTGTTTATGGTGCTGTAATTTTCTGCATAGTCTGTAAATACTGTAGGATTGGCTTCTAGGACTTCTAAAAGCAAATCCATTGCTTCGTGACCTGCACGTAATGCTTCGCGACGTATGTCTTTAATTTGCCAGAAATCTGCAGATTTACGGTATTCTGATTGTGACACTGAAATACCAGAGCTATCCATTTGCACTGATGCCATAGGTAAATAGATAAACCATCCGAAGTTTGCTATTGCTGCTTGAAGATAGTCTCTGGCTTGGTTTTTAATTTCGGCATTTGTACCGGTTGCTGTTGTTGCTAAGGTTGTGTGTAAATCGCCTACATACTTTTTAGTAAAGGTGTTTACTGCTTTTTGGATGTATGGCTGGAAGTCTTCAAACTGTAGACTTTGTGCAACGGATACGTGTTTTTTTATGTCGTCTGTTGTTGCTAGTATCATGCTGTTGCTGTTTGTGTTCCTGTTGGGTTAGCATCTAAAGTGGTAAGGATGGTGTTTTCAAAACCAAATTTTATGCTTGGGTCCCAATTGTTATATTGTTGAATGAACTCAAAAATCTCTATTGTTGTTTCGCGGTCGTGTTTTTTAAGTGCAGAAAGTATTGTAAAAGCTTCGCGTTTGTCACTTCCAGATCCTGCACCTAGTTTTCCGCCTGGTATACCTGCACCGATTAAAGAAGGATCTACACCTAATGCAAACAATACTTCTGAGTTTGCTGCTTCTGCTTCTGGTAGGTAGGATCCATCTTTAAGTTTATCGTCTAATGCTGTGATTTTTACAGCAGAGTATTGTTTACCATCATTGTCTTTAAGCATCATAGATTGTATGGTCTTTCCTGCTTTGTCGTTACCTACAAGGCTATCGTTGATGTCGTCTATTACTTTTTGACGTATGTCTATGCGCTCTTCTGGTTTAAAGTTTTTCCATTGCGTGCTATAAATTTGCTCGAAGTAACGCTCGTCTATCTCAATAATGTATTTGATGGTCATTTGATTATTGAATAGCGCTTTTTTTAGTTCTGGTACAGAGTTAGCGACATCTAACCAACCAGAGTTTAAAATAGATTGCCACTCGGCTTTTGGGTAAAATGCTTCGTCTAATAATGGATAGAAAATTGGACGTATAAATTTTTTGATGTTGTTGGCTTTACAGTATTCTTTTACTTGATCTGCGGACCAGTAAGAGTCTATAAGTGGCACTTTTTCGGCATAGTCGCCTTCAAGATCTACAGATTTGCGACCAAATTGCTCTGAAATGTAGACGTGTTCTATTAGTCCGTTTTCTTCATTCATTAACTCAAAACGACACCATGCGGCTTTTTGTCTGGTGACTTTGTTAATGGTTTTGAAATTATTGGATAGTATGTACTCTGGAAAGGCTATTGACCACCATTCTAGATCTGCAATAATTTCTTTTGAAAAGCGTCTTACTTGCGAGTTTAAAAAGAAATCGTTGATGTCTTTATTTTCTGTAACTGGTACTAATTGGATTTGTTTTTTACCTTGATCGTTAACGTTGTCTTTGTATAAAATTAGACCGTTACCGTAGTGTGCTTTACGTAGGAAACGAAGTCCAGAAGATGCAGATCCGTTTAAACGTACTGCTTCTAGTACTTTTTGTGGATAATCGTTGTTTTTACCCCAAGAGGCAATCTCGCTTACTTTGTCTTCTACTTTTACTTTTACAGCAGTTACAGAAGTGTCTAGTCTGTCTGATGTGTTTTTAAAAGTCACTAAAGCATTATGCCCTTTGTATTTAGAAACTGCAATGTGTGTTGATAAAAATTCAGACATTAGTAAATCACTTTTTTATTATTTACCGAAATGATGAAATCTATCTTAATAGACTTGATGTCCCCATTTGGCAACTCTATATTTCTAGTTCTATTAGAAAAATGATTTGGATTTTTACTGCTTGAGTCTTCATTTTTGGCGTTAGGCAGATACTTTACTGCTGTGTACTTTTTATATTTTCCGCCTTTTTTGGTTTGCTCGTTAAACGTTCTGTACTCCAAATCAAAAGGTAGAAAAAAACCGTTTTTATCTTTTAAAGAAAAAATAGCCAAAGCCTCTTTTAAAGTAATCACATTATCATTTTTCATACTGTAAAAATGAAAAATGCAAGTGTTTTAAAATAGGACACAAAAAAACTATAAAAGAGTTTTAAGATATTTTAAATCAAAAACCACTAATATATCACTGGATATAAATTTTTTATTTGCAGATGAAGGATAATCTATAACGTTTTTTATTAAGACTGTTTTATACCCTTTTTTGTTTAAGTTGATAATAGTATTTCTAAATACTGATGAATAACTAATTTTATTATTAAAATCTATCTCATAATCAATAAAAGGGTTGTCAATAGAAATTTCAGCACCTTTATTCTCCTTTAGGTAAAGATCCTTTAATTCAGAGTTATCAGTAAAAAATAAAGCTGTAAAACCATATCTAGATTTTTTAAATAGGCTAAAATCAAACTCTTTTTCTTTTGAAACATGGTAATATGTCATCGTTTTCTAATTTTTAAAAATTTAATTTGTTGATTATCAGTTTTTTAAGTTTAAAAAAATATATTTCAATTCTAAAATGTCCAGAAAAACCACGCCGTTCCCTACTTGTGTTTACACTTTACATTTAATAAATAAATAGGAAATATGAAATTATGATGTACGGATACGCATTTCGTTAGCAAACTGGTTAGTTCCTTGAAACTGATCATTAAACATTGTTACAATAGGAATATCAAATGCATCCGTAAGATGTGGTGCATGTTGCTGTGGAAACTCTTTATTCTTCTCGTCTTTTTTATTCTTTGATACGCCACCAGATGTAGACTCTACTGCTTCAGCTCGTTCTAAAGCTATAATTAAATCTTCATTATTGCTTTCGTTTATAGCTATACTAGGTAGCCTAGAGTTACCTTTAAGCATTGCGTTTAATAGTAGATACTTATCAAAATGAGTTGCAGCAGCTCCATGTGTCATTAAGTAAACAGTCCATCCGTTACGCTCTAATATATCTGTTACTTGCTCAAACAGAGTTTTAGAAGAGTTTGGTAATCTATTATTACCATCATGTCCACCATATAAGTAAATAATCTTCTCTTGGTGTGGTCTGTAGTATGGTACTACCTGCTCAAGTATTAAGTCGTCTAATAGTCTAGGTGACTTTACCCAAAAAGACTTTAATACTTTATAAACATCGTCTTGCATCTGTGATACTACACAACAGTTAAACACTCCGAAATCTAACGACATTATTAAAGGCTCATGTGTATTAACATCATTGTCTTGATTGCAATTAAAATGCTGTTCTTTATTAAATGTAACACCTACAGATTCTAAATATAAATTATTGTGATCTTTGTAATAATGAACATCTGGATTAATATTAGCGTAAAACCCATCTGTAATTTCTTTAGGTCTAATATTTAATATCTCTGCATTGTAAAGCAACTCGCTTGGTGCTTCTGCTTTCATCTCATCAAACCAATTAGATCTAATGTGTGGATTATAAAAAGCATTTGCTTTACTAAAATAATATAAATCTGGTCGCTTTATCGCTTCCTTTTCTATATCTGTAAACCACTTACCTTTTTTATTAATAGGTGTTGAAGACGCGTATATTTCAGCACCTAACATAGATGCATTTTTAAAAATTTCTTTTTTAGCTCTGTTAGTTGTTTTTACGTTGTTATATAGTTTTTCTGGATCCAATAACGCAGCTTCATCTCCAATACCACCATAAGAGTTTAATCCACGACCAGTATTTGGATTATCTAAAGAGACTAATTGAAATATAGCACCATTACTAAAATGTATAATATTATTCCATTGGTTTGGTGGTTGAAAAGGCATAGCAAAGCCATTCTTTTTTCCAGATCTACCAACCACATAATCTACATCTTGATAAAGGTTAAACATTTCTAAACCTTCAATTGTAGAAGGTAATGTTCTGGATAATATTTGGCTATATGTTGCGCCAACCAAAAAAAAAGAAGCTCTAGGCATTTGCACAACAAACTGACGCATACCATAAGCCAAAGCTGTAGACTTACCAGATCCACGTCCCCATTCCCAATAGTTTTTTTGCCTCATATTTAAAAAAGCATCTGCTTGAGGCAATGTTAGTTCGATTTTTTTAGTCTGCTTCATTGTCTACTTCTTCATGAGGAATATCTACTACAGGACCAGAAGCATTAAAATCTGCAACTCCTGTGTTTTTATCTTTTTTAAGTAACTCTAAGTAAGCTTTTGGTATACTAAACTTAATCTCTACATTCTCTAGTTTTTCTGGATTAAAGTCTGCCATATCAACATCATCTAATCCGCCAAACTTAGCCATTAACTCTAAAGCTTTTGCTTGAGCTTTTAAATCTTTAGCTTGTATAGATCGTTGGTAGTATTTATGTGCATATTCATATAAAATAGCTTGTTTACCTTTTTTATCAGACTCCATAACATTACCGTACAAAGTCTGAGCATTTTTTACATCAAGGTATGCTTGTGCTAAACTAACGCCATGATCCTCTTGAAGTTTATTAACTATTTGCTGTGGCGAGTAATAATTAAAACTAAGCGTTAACACTTCTGCCCAACGTTTTCTAATTTCTTCTAATTTTGGAGACAAAGGAAACCTTGCTGGATCAATATGGTGTGCCATAATTTTTTCCAGAGTAGTATCTCCTTTTTTTATTTTAAACGGAAGTTTACTCATTCAAATAAGCGTTTAAATCTTCAGCTTTTAAAGTTTTGTCATTCTTCTTAATTACAAAATCAAGCTTATTATCATTCATGTATTTTATGTATCTAGAAACATGTACATCTACATAATTTTCGCCTAATTCTATAATTCTAGCTTGACGCCATAATTTCTCACAAGAAATTAATGTCGTACCTGATCCACCAAAAGGATCTGCTACAATATCTTTTTGCTTAGAACTGTTTTTTATTATATAGCACCATAAATCAAGCGGTTTCATTGTTGGATGCTCTTCATTTCTTAAAGGCTTGTCAAACTCTAAAACAGTGGTTTGTTTACGGTCGCTATACCATTTATGTGCTTCGCCTTCTTTCCAACCGTAAAGACAAGGCTCATGCTTCCAGTGGTAATCTTGACGTCCCATAACTAGACTGTTTTTAATCCATACCAAACACTGTGCAAGTTTAAAACCTGCATTTTTTAAGGCTAGTCTAAAATTGGCACCTTCACTATCTGCATGAAAAACATAAATTGGCGCTCCTGGTTTACTTTTTACAAATACTTCTTGAAAAAACAAATACAAGAAGCTGTAAAAATCGTCACCAGACATATTGTCGTTTTTAATTTTAAGCTTCTCTTTTGTTCCACCTTCATAGTTTACATTGTATGGCGGATCTGTTGCTACCAAATCAAAATCTTCATCGCCTAACGTTTTATATGTTTTTGCATTGGTACTATCTCCACAAACTAATTTATGTGTAATCCCTTTTTGCTTGCTAACAAACTCATAAACATCACCAAGTTTAGTAATTGGATCTTTTGGTAATACAGGCTCAAAGTCTTGCTCTTCTTCATTACTAACTTCATATTGAAATAAATCTGCAGGTAGATTTATCTCATCTAGGTTTAAACCTAAAGCTTCTAGATTAATATCTTCAAAATGTGCGTCTAAAACATCTACATCCCAAAAACCTATTGGCACATTACTAGTAATGTTATATTCTTTAAACTCTTTATCTGTTAACGGTCGGTTAGGTATACGTACATCAATAAGCTCATCACCACGACCTAAATCCATCAACACTTTAATTCTCTGGTGTCCTGCTATAATTTTATTATCCAAATTAATAGCTGGCACTTCTGCAAGGTTAAATTTTTCAATACTATTAATTAGCAATTGCTTTTTTTCTGGAGTAAGCTTTCTTGGATTATACTCAAAAGGTACTAAGTCTTTAACTTTTCGTTTTGCATTTTCCCACTCTAATGGTGCTATTAACTCTTTATTGTCCATCTATTAATTGTTTTATATTCTGTAATAATTCCTCTTTGGTTAACAAATTAGATTTAGCTAATTCTATGCTACGGTTTAACTTGTTAATGGTTTTTTTATCCTTGGCGGTTTTTAGTTTTTCGGTATTGGTAGCAATGCGTTTATTAAGTCTAGAAATAGAGCTGTAAGTATTTTGCTCTTTACGTATTAATTGCGCACCGGTTAAATCTTCTAAAGGATCTTTTGGTGGTTGTGGTAATTGTCTAAATTTTAAGTAATAATCTATTTTAGACCACGCTAGCGTGTTAGCTTTGGTTAGCTTGTTAATTTGTATTTGTATTTGGTTACAAACATCTACAGCATCTATTGGTTGGTTGTTAAGCTGGACCTTTAGCATACATTTTTCTTTAAATGTATGATTAGCTTCTAAAAGTGTTGGATGTAATGCTTCTGGTAATTGATGAAACCAAACCGACTGCTTTTTTGTATAACTTTCTACTTCTTGTTGTACTATTTGCTCTTGTGTTGGTGCTGCATTAACAACAACACGTTTTACTTTAATTTTTGGTTTTGGCTTTGGTTTGTTGTCTAACTTTTTAAGCTCGTAGATTAGCTTTTGCAGGTTAACAGGACTTTTTTTTCGCTTAAAATTACGCAGTAGGTTTTTGTTATGGTTTTTAAAACCTTCGTAAAGTTTTAAACCATCTGCATACGTCCCATTGTTATTTAACCACTGTTGTACTGTCATGGTACAAATAAACAATGTGTCAAGTGTAAAAAATAGGACACAAAAAAACCACCGCATTAGCAGTGGTCTTTAGTTTAACAACATAAGCCTTTATCTGTTGTTATAAATAATAAAATGTTCCTACTGTAGAAGTTATCGTTTCTTTTACTGAATCTGATTTAATATCAAAATCAAAAATATTGTTTAGTTTTCTCATTAAAAAAGGCTTACCTTTTACATAATAAGTAGTTACATTTTGTTTTTCATTATAAACTGCATGACAATTCTCTTTGACAAATTTTTCTAGTTGAAAATCGTCTGAAAAATCATAACCTTTTTTACGTAAGGCTGTATAAAAAATAGCATTGGTTTCTTCTATGAGTGATGCGTTTAAATCATTCATTAATCCAGAAACATATATATCACATGGATTAACATCTAATTTAGCTGCAACATCACTGCAATTATAATTTTTTTTCATATCAATTAATATCTCTTTTTATAGATTACAGTAATAGTACCCATTGATATTGCATCTGATTGACTTATAGAATCCATTAAATAATCTACACCATTTATTTTTACTACTTTATCCTTTGCTTTAATTAAATCATTATTAAAATTGGAATTGTAATTTTTAAAAACTAGTGTGATAGCTTCTAATTGAGAATTCTCTGGTTTTTTATGTTTATCAAACCAAGTATTAAATTCATCTTGATCAAATCCAGAAGTTGTACCATCTGGATAATAAAATCGTTCTATATCTGTTTGATCTGTATGTAAAACATCCTTTAAAAGTTGCTTTACTTCTTCTTCTGTATATAAATTGCCAATCATATCAATTACTTTCTTCAGTTATTAAATCGCTATGCATACACCAAGAGCTTGTTAAAAACTCTTTATCATCATCGTCTTTTGCAATGTAACTATGTCTAGTGTATTGTAATTTAGTCATAATTTCATTAAGCTCGTAATCGTCAATACATCCTGCAGGAAAGGTATTAAATAAAAATTTTAATAACTCTGCAGATGTTACTTTAAAATTAGCCTCTTCTGGTGTGCTGTTTTTAAAGTTAGCTTCTATAAAAGCTGCTATTTGTGTTTTAAAATCATACATAGCTTAATTTGGTTTTTAAGTTAATAATCAAATTGCTACATACTAAATAGGATCCTGTACTTGTTGTCATAAGTTTAGATTTTTATAAAGACCTACGAGTGGTGACAACAAGTACAGATGACTGTAAAGTTAAAGGACTTACACCTTCACTCTCGTAGGCTTGATTAATATGGTTTTCAGTATTAGATTTCATCTTGTAATTGTTGTCAAAACAAATATAATTATTTTTTACCAAAAAGCCTGTCTATCTGTTTTTTAGTCATCCAGATAGTTAAACCTTCGATACCTGTTTTGCGGTTTTTATCATAAAACCTAACAGATACAATTCCCATATTTTTAGTAAACTCTAACCAAACATAATTATTAGGAAACTCTAATTTTATATCTTCTTTTGGTGGATTTTCTAAGTTTTCCTTAATTAATTTATAAAGAGTATCTAAAGCATTATCCTCGTTTAAAAATGATATTTTTTTAAAACTATCTATATGTGTAAACTTGACATCATTATACTCAAAATAATATAAATCTTCATATTTATATAATCCAACATGAGGTGCTTTTTTTGGTCCTACCTTACCAATTAATTCTGGTTTTACATCTTCTACTTGTTTAATTTGCGATAAACATAACGCAGGAAAAAGCATTAAAAAAAACAAACATTTTTTCATTTTATAAAATTTAGTGATTAATAATTCAGTAATTCTAAATAAGATTTTATTTCAAATACTCTTTAAGTTCATCTTCATTGATAGTTAAAATATTTAACTCTTTAATTTGTATCATTTTTTTAGGACCATAATCATTTCCTAATATGACTAAATCTATGGATTTTGAAATACTAGATTTAATATGTGCGCCTTTAGATGATAACAATTTAGCTAAATCATTTCTTAAAGGAAATGAATCTAATTTACCTGTAATTACTATTTTTTTATCATAGAAGAAATTATTTTCAGAGTCAACTTCACTTAAATCAGAATTTCTGTATTCAGGATTTATTTTATTTTTTTTAAATTCTAAAATATCATCATAAGTATCTACAAATTCAGATTTAATCTTTCTTTTTTTACTTGGTATAATTTTAAATGATAATAAATGAACTAAATCATCAAAAACAAAGTTTTTTAAATCATAAATATATTCTTCTAAAAATTTATACTTTTTCAAGTAAACAACTCTTTCTAATATCATTAAAAATGATAAAACAGATACTTCTGAATAATTTTCATTTTCTTTAATAATAAATTTTTTAATAAGCTTAGTTTTTTTTGTTGTTGGCGTAATTGATAATGCTTTTTCTATCATTTCAGATATAAAATTATAGTCCACATCTAAAAATTCACATATTTCTTCTATATAAAAAGTATGTAATTCAGTGTTTGGTGAAAATTCATTTAATAAAGCATAGTCTTCTAAAAATTCTTCCATTTTTTATTGATTAAGGTTAGCAAGAGTAAATCTAAACAAAAAAAAGCACTCTGTAAATAGAGTGCTTTTTGCTATTAATCAATAAACCTAACCTTAAATTATGCTTGCGGTGTAAGTACTACATCACCTTCATAAATAGCAGCTGGCCATTTCTGTTTGTCTTTTAAAGTAATAGTAACGCTATTGTTACCATCTAATGCTGCTTCAATAGCGTGTTCTATACCATCTACGTATGCAGCAAGACGTTTACTACCTAATTGGCGTAAATTACCAGATCCAAACTCTTCTACAAAAAATAGTAAGCTTTGGTTTTTTATCCATCTAAGGAAACCTAATAATTTATCCTGAGATCCTGCTATTACAATTTCTACTTGGTTTTCAAAAAGTCTACGCTTTTTCTCGCCAATCATTGTAGAAGTTACAGCTCCAGTTTCTTCAATAATATCTATTGCCCACATTTGCTTACCTGTTGCTAAAGTATGACCAGGAGCAGGTATATTTACCAACTCTTCAAAGGTTGCTGCAGGGTTATCTCCGCAAATGTCTTTAGGATCTACAATAGTATCAAAATCGCTGTGTAAGGCATAATATACTTTAGTTGCAATACCAGATACTGGCTCGCAAACTTCTTGTCCGATGTTTTCTAATGCTACTGCCATGTCTTAAAAATGTAATGTTACAAAAGGACTATTACCTACAACCAAAAATTCTATCAAGTCCTCGTCGTTTAGAATTTCATCTTGCGTGTACACTTGCCCATCAATTTGTAATTTTTTTGGACAACGATCACTAAACTTATATTGCTTGTCTCCGTATTCAAAAACTGCAATATTTTCGGTAGCTTCTTCCTTAGCTTTTGCTTCAGCTTCTGCTTTAGCTTTTGCTTCTGCTTCTGCTTTAGCTTTTGCTTCTGCTTTAGCTTTCGCTTCAGCTTCTGCTTTAGCTTTTGCTTCTGCTTCTGCTTTAGCTTTTGCTTCTGCTTTAGCTTTCGCTTCTGCTTCTTCCTTAACTTTTGCTTCTGCAGCTAATTGTGCTGCTTTTTGCTCTTCATTTAACTCAGCACCTTTAGTTGATGCTGAGTTTTTATTGTCTTTAGCCATGCTTAAAAAATTAAGGTGTTACTACTAAATTCTCACTATCATAGTATAATGCATTTTTATCTGCATTACCTAATCCTCTATCGCTTCCATCAAACACAGCTACATAAGTAAGCTCGTTAATTAAGAAGTCGTAACCTAAGTGCCAATCCATAAAGATTTTTAACTTATAATCTTGTTTTTGGATGTCTGTCACTTGTGGCTTATCAAACACATCTATTAAACGTCCTAAGTTTCCATCTACAGTAGCCACCATAAAATCATCAGATACTCCATGTAATCCAACAATTTCTAATTTAGCTAGAGGTGTTTTCATAGTATCGTTAGCAGTATATGTTGGTTTTGTACCATACTGTTGTTCGTACTGATCTGCAAATTCCATTGCTATGTTATCACTAACAAAAACACGCTTTACTTTTTTACGCATTTTTTTAGGTAACTGCTTTTCAAACGATTTAAATTCGTCTAAAATATTTGCTGGTGTAATTGCATTTAAAGGAATTTTAAACGCAGGATGGTCTGTATCTGCAATTGCAGCATCACGTTGTGCTTCAATTCCATCAATTGATCCACCATAAGCTCCAGAGAAGTTTCCAGCATCGTAACTAGCAGATTGTGATAAATCATCTAAATCATCTGTTACTTTAGCCATTAAATCTTCCATGATGTGTTTAGAGATAGGATGCTCTTCAGCAGTCTTACCTTCCACATACAACTCAGCTAACCAAGTATTTAATACTTCGTCTGGTACAATAGGAAAGTTTACCTTTTGTCTATAGTTTTTAAGCATTTTATGCTTAAATTCTGCTTCTCCTAATTCTTGCCACTCAGCTTTAAAGCCTTGTACCACGTGACCCATAATTTTATGGAAAGCAGGAAACTTACCTTTTACTGCTGTAATGGTTTTACAGTATTTGTTTAATTGTATCTCGTCAGAATAAACACCTGCAGACACAATCTCTTTGTTGTTAGAGATGTACTCGTTCAATTCTTTTTGTACATCTTCAATGCTCATTGTTGCCATAAGTTCTAGTTATGTAAATTGTTTGCGATTTGATTATGTGATGCATTGGCATCTATCTGAAAAGCAGAAACTTCTGCTGCAGATTTTTCTTTTGTCTTAACCTTAGTAGGTGCTGCACCATCTGCGTTAGCCATTTCGGTTACTTTTGCAGATAAGCTGTCTACTTTTTCGTCTAATGTACCTTGTACATCTAAGCCTGCTTCTTCTAACATACTGTTTACAGATGTTTCAATTCCTGCAATAGTTGTTTGTGCGACTTGTAAATCTTCTGAAGATCCTGTTGTAGATTCTTCTAATTGCGCTGTTAAAGTGGCAATAGTATCTGCATTTGCAGTTAATTGCTCTTCTATACTGTCTAGTTGCGCTTCGTTTAAATAGCTTCCATTATCTGTTGTTGCTAATGGCTCTTCTAAACCTAACACAGCTTGGATGCGTTCACGTTGTGTTGACATGTTATTTTGAGTTTTGGATTTGTTGTTGTTGGATAATTCTATAACCTTATTAATAGCATCTTCTAATGTGCCTAATTGGTCTATAAGTTTTTTGTCTAATGCATCTGGACCATTCCATGTTGCACCTGCAAATACTTCTTCAGATATATCTGGTCTTGCAGTTTTTATATCTTCATGAAAAGTCTCATTAATAGGATCTAATTCATTTTTAATATAATCTTCTGGTTTACCTGCAAGTAAATTTTCAAAGTTTCGGTTTTTCTCAGTAGACTTGGTTGCGTATTCTGTTATTACTTTAGCGCCTTGCTTTTCATAATAACCTGTTAAGTCTACAAAACTTATCATAGTACCAATACTACCAATATGATCTGCGCGCTTATTTGCTACAATGTGGTTTGTTGCTGCTCCAATATAATAAGCAGCACTACACATATAACCATCTGTATATGCTACAATTGGTTTATCAAAATTTAAAATAGCATCATGAAGTTCTGGCGTACCAGAAACTTGTCCGCCACCAGAATCAATATCTAATACAACTCCTTTGCAACCAGATTCATTACTTAAACGGTTAAGTTTTTGCATAACCGATTTTGTGCCTCTTGGTCCACAAGCTTGATCATATTTATATATAGGAGATTTTAATGAAATGATAGACACATAATCTTCTGTGTTATCTTCACTAAAAATAACTGAAGCATCAATAGTTTTACCTGTTGATGCTGATATAAAAGTCGTAATATCTTCTTTTTTCTGCTCTTTTATTTCTCCTTGCAAAACAAGGCTTAAAGATGGTAATAAAGATTTAGCGTAAGCGCCTTCTATAAACCACTTACCAGATAATAAAGAATGTAAATTATTAATACTCATTGTAATATGCGTTTTAGCACACTACAATTCTATAAACTATTTAAATCTTAAAATAGGACACAAAAAAACTAAGCAGTTATATACACTGGTCTTTGGCGCATTTTTCCTGTAATAGTAATGGTTGTAGACGCATTACTATCGTCTATAGTGGCTCCTTCATTGGTGGTGTAGTTAAGATATAATGGCTCTAAATTACTGCCAACCATTTTTTTAAATCCGTTGTTTAAACATAAAATAGCAATACCTGGTTTATTAGCATACTGATCTAATAATTGCTCTAACGCTTCGCTTATGGTTATAAACTTAGCACTTAGGTTTGGTTGCCATAACTCGCCATTAGCACTAACTCTGTTGTTAAAATTGGTAGTTATACTATCTGGTTGTATGGTTGCTTCTACATTGTTTATTTCTGGATCATAAGTAACATCGTTAGCATTAACATCTGTTAATACTTCTGGAAAATTATCGCATTCTGTAAGTAGATAAAAATCTAATGTTGCTACTCCTGCTAGTTGCTCTTTGCAATCAAATGTCATATAAAAAAGTTTTAAAGTGTCCTATTTTTCCGCTAATAAACAAAAGCTATTAGCGGAATTTTAAACTATTAGTTTACTATTATTTTGTTTTTATTTTTCTTTTTTTCTTTAATCTTATCTTCACAATAACGTTGGTATTTTTTATACATGCTATCGTGTTTTAGTTCAGATTCTGGTATTTTATATATTTCTAAAAATAGACTAACGCTCTGGTAGGCATTTAGCCTTCCTTTTAACAGCTCGGTATCTACAAAATTTAAGAAATCCTCGTTAAATAATCTGTCAAAACAACCAGATAGAAAATTGATGTGATCTGTAGATAAAGAAAATCCGTATTTTTTAAAGTAATATTCTCCAATTAAAAAGGTGTAATTTTCTGTCTTACTATGGTCTTTGGTCCGTTTCTCAAATGTTTTGTCAAGCAGATCTAACATCATAAATCCTACTAGACTTCGTTTAGAAATTTTATGCACTAAACCATAACGTTTTATCAAATATCTTTTGACATAAGCGGTTACTGGTACATTTACTTCGATTAAATTGTCTGGGTTAGTTGTAGTTTGGTTACTCATATAGCATTTGTTTTATCTAAATTAATAAATATTTTCATAAAATAAAGGTTAATAGCTTTTTTGATAACAAAAAACTGCAGAAAATAGTCCCACAGTTCCACACGCTGATTATCAAACAGTTAGGATAAATTATAACGTGGAATTGATGGAATTATGTTCCAACGGTGTGGAATTTAAAAAAATAGTTCCACAAGTTCCACACATTTTCCACACGATTGAATTAATAAATATTATTATAACTATTTGATAATTAAATAATTATATATAGTAAAAAAAGTAATGTAGGACTTGTGGAACTGTGGAACTTTTTTATCTCCCTTTTTTCGGTTTTAAAAAAATTTGCTAATTTTTTACATTTTAGGAGTGTGAGGATCGCGCAAATTTTATTTTTGTATTAGTATTTATGAATTTGAAAGTTTGAAAACCAAACGTTTTATTATATGAACATTACCAGACTGCACGATGTGTGTAAGACAAACTTTAGAGCTGCGTTTGAAGATTACAAACGTGTGCTGTTTGATAATCCTTTTGGAGTGATTGACAAAGGTGTTGTAGAAGATGCGCTGTACTGGTGTATTATTTGTGGTAATGGAGTAATAAAGCAAATGTTTAAAGAAGCAACCTACACCAATGCGCAAATAGAACATATGCAACGTATTGTTGAAGATTACCAACAAAAAACCGTAACAGTCGCTAGACGTTACGGTATGAAGTTGTGTGGGTAGAATGTAACGCGATTTTGCTTTAAGGCAAAACCACTTTTAACAGTCGCTTAAACAAAATTTTGCTTTAGGCAAAACTTCGTTTAGCTTGGTGTTGGCAGTAATTAAGCTAATGGCATATTAATTTACTTGAATTACTTATAAAACCGCTAATACTATTATTTTCAAAATCTACAGAATCAACATCTATACTATCTGAAAATTCTTGAAACCAAACAGAGTTCATAGGTTTAAATTTTATATAGTGTCTATTTAAGCTTGCGGGTTTTAATTCTATTATTTTACCTATATATCTGTTTTCAAAAAAAGAATAGACTTTATTTTGAAATTCACTTTTAATTTTTGTCATTTTCTCTAAATTTAACTACTGCCAACACCGTATAAAATTAAGTGCTTGTCAGTATTTGGTTATTATTTGTTTAATTCAATGTTTATTGTCTTTTTACACGGTGGAAATTCTGCCGAATTTCGCACCTAATCTTATACAAATTCGTTAGAGGCAATCGCCTTGCGGACGCAAAAAGAAACAGTTAAAAATTATTTATAATTAATATCAATATCATCACTGCAATATTTAGTATTAGAACCACTGCCATCTTTATTTTTAACAATAAGTTCAAATCTATCAGCATATAATATTTCTATTATTGCAGTTAGCTTATATCCTAACTTTAATCTTGTTTTTTTTCTAATTAATAACATTGATGTAATTTTTAAATATTTCTCCTTTTTTGCTCGATTGCCTCTAACGGTCAGGGTATGTCTACACATCGGCAATCAATATGTGTATTTGCTATTCAAAGACTTACGCTAAGTCGACTACATCTAACAAAATATATACTCCATAGATGCGTAGCCAATGCTTCTCCTGTGTAGGCTACGCCTCCACGAAGCATATACCCTGACCGTTGTGCAACATTTAGAAAGGCAAATCGTCATCATCAGAAAAATCTATGCTTCTGTGTAAATAATCAAGTTTGTTTTTAATCTTGATGTTTATGATGTTTTGAAACTTTCTGGATAAATACGATTTTTCCCTATGAGTCATATTTTCTTCAGAGAAAGGCAATAGCATATCTTTTAAGGCTTTCATATCAGATAGATTTTCTATATGCTGCATTTCATAAAATTTAGTCATAGTGCTTTTTTGCTTACAAACTCTATCAAGTTCATTTTCATAACTACGCTTAATGTGTGCTTGCTGTTCAAGTAATTCACTATACTTTCTGTCTTTTTCTTGATAGAGTTCTATCAGTTCGGCTTTGGTTTTTTTTAATAAGTCTTGTGCTGTCATAATTTTTAATAAAAAACGTTGCACAACACCGTATAACCGCCATTGCATCTGATTTTCCTTTCGGAAAATCCTCGCAAGTGTCTAATGTTGTGCTTATTAATATTCATAATTTCTTAAATTGCAACGGACGGTTATACATATCCGTTAAATAATAAAATAATACTACTTTAGTTTTACCACAAAGCTATTAAACCCGATTGCTATGTACGTGCCATTACTTATAGATAAGCAAGTAATTTTTAGTTTTTCATTTAAGAATAGGTCATTTTCAAGTAACCCTTTTGGCACTGGTTCTGTTCCGCTTCCATCTGCTTTTATTCGGCTTACAAATTCTAGTTTTTTTGCTTTTTTTCTCATTTTTACCGTATTATTTTACTATTCATATACTTCAACGTTACGGAAGCGCATCCCAATCCCAACGTTTTGGTTTACTTCTTTTTATTGTTTTAACTTTATTAATTTGATGTTTAGTTAATGTTAGTCCGTTTGCTATCATGTAATCTCTTACTTTATTATAAGAGACGTTAAGCTTTTTAGACATGTCAAGCATTGATTCTTTTAACCTGTTTTCTCTTATGTATTGTTCTGCTTCGATATTCATTATGTTTTTTAATATTGGTTGGTTAAAAAAGCCTTGTAACTCTATCTAACTTCAAGGCTTATAAAGGCTTATGTTGTAAGAACGTGATAGTTTTTTTGTCTGTTGGAAAAAGCTATTAATCCTCAGACTTCACAATGTAACTTTTGGAGTTTATTCTGCGTGTGTACACGTATGGCTTTTCTGCTCCTTTTGTGTCTATTAACTTGATGATGTTTACTTTTTCTGCTTTTAAAGCATCTACTTTTTTAATAGCTTCTGCTTTTTTTGAAAAATCAAACGTGTCTTTTCCTGCTGTTACCTGGTAACGCTTTGTAGTGGTTTTTGCGGTTTCTGCTGTTTTTGACACTTTTTGCTGTTTTTGCTCATTTTGAGCGTTGTCTGTTTTTGACATTGTTATTGAATTTTAATTAATATTTACGCATGTTGTTGTTGCTCTATTGGTGTTATGGTAACTTCGGTATCGTCAAAGTGACGCATAGCAACAAATAATTGATTGTTTTTAAAGTATCTGTTTAACTCAATTTTGTCTGTGTCTTGAGTTATGTAATACGGTTGAGGATCAAACTGTCCTGTTACACCACTTCTTAAAAAGTACATGGTGCCAAATCGGTATTTATTAGCATTATCTACCAAATCATAATACGTTGCTGGACGTAGTTTTAAGGTTACTGTTATGTCTACTTTTTCTCCCATGGTGAGCTGGTTTTGGATTATTGATTAAAAAATGATGTTTGCCCTATTTTATAGTTAGTGATCAATATTTCATTTCTTTTATTTTTAATATTTTGTCTCTCTTTTAAAAAGATTACATTCATTTTATATTTATCTACTAGGTCCATAATAAAAGGATTGTCAAATTCAGACATTGCAGCTTTTATTCCAGAAGATGCCATTATTTTAAAACAGTCTTCTGTATCTTTTTCAGTCCATTTTTTAACATTGTAATTGTGTTCTGTACCTATATATATAGGATCTAAATATATAAAGCACTCAGATTTAGGTGTTACATCTTTATCAAAAGATATTTTATCTAATACTTCTCTAAAATCTGAAGTAACTATTTTAGAGTTTTTAAGCTTTTCAAATGTTGGCTCAATTCTATTTAGCAAGTTTCGTTTTGTGTGATCCTTACCTAATCTTAATGTATTAGCTTTTCCTAAATATGTGAAGTTAGATAACAGTAAAAACCTAGTCGCTTTTAAAACTGGATCCGTTTCTTTATTTTCTACCCAATACTTTAGTAATGTTTCGCTTATTGGTAGTGTCTCTATAGATTTTATTAACGCCTCTTTTTGATGTAATAGAGTTAAATATAAATTTGTAACATCATCATCAGCATCATTAAGTATAGAGTGTTTTGGAGTTGGCAAATAGAAAAAACTACCTCCTGCACCAAAAAACAATTCTATACGCATTTTATGATAAGGAAAATGCTTGTGTAAAGCTTCTCTAAGTTTCCTTTTATTTCCTAGTCTTGTTAAAATCATAATTATTGTAATGGCAATTCGCCTTCTGGTTGTTGTGGTATTGGATCTGGTGCAAATGGATCGTCGTTAGGATCATTTGTGCCTTTTGTAAAACGGTCTAAGTTTAAGATGCCATTTTCCTTCATCATTGTGTAGTTAAACACATAAGCACTTGTACTGGTATCGTCAAAGCGGTGAGATTTTACACTGCCTACATAATACTTTTTAGATTTAAAGTAGTTGCGTAATGTGTTTTCGCCAATCACTTCTGCGCCTTCTCTGGTACTTACTTCTTTATGATACAGTTGGTGTACTGCATTTAATCGTAAAAACAGTAGTTGGTCGCGGTTGGTGTTTTTCCATTCGTGTGGTTTTTCGCCTTTACGAGTTTGTAAGGATACAGTGTCAAACTTATCGACTTTATAATGCTCACCTTCAGTTATTAGCGAGAATGGTTTACGGTCGCGTAAATATTCTAAAGTGCGCCAGAACTCTTGCAATCCTTCACTTTCTATAATCAAGTCGCTACTGTCTATGATTGCTTCTTTAAATTGATTGTAAACAGACTCATATGTAAATGGAAATGTAAACTGGTCCCACAATATTTTTAGTGGCGTTAATAACGCGACGTAATTTTGCAACATACGCTCTTGATACTCTACGCCTTCTAATTCTTTTTTAAGTTGCTTATTAATGCTAGCATAAGTTTTATGTATCTCTTTTTCTATAAGTGGTCTGTGTTTTACCACATCTAAAATCATACTGCTTAATCCTTCTTCTTCCCAAGATTTTAGCAGGTTGTAATTTTCTAATTGCGTGTTAGTAAAAGCTTCTTGTGGTTTTATAAAATTAGACAGTAAACTTCTTGAGGTTAAACTGTTATCGTCACGACTACTTACATACTGACTGGTAATTATTAAGCTGCTGTTTACTTTGGTAGTTGTAGTACGGTTGTCTCCTGTGGCTTTACCCATTTCTCTACCACGACCATCATATGCACCTTTTAAAGATTGAAATATTTTAAGCTCTATGTTATCATGAAACTCTTCTAACATTGTTGGCGCGTTCATAATTCTACTTAAACGTCTGTAAAATGCAACTGGTGTTCCAGAGTTAAGGTCAAAAGGCTCTTGCTTGTAAGTAAATAGCGCTACCAAACTTTCTCCAAACTTAGATTTACCAGATCCTTTTTCGCCTGTTAAAAATAAATGTGGAAAAAACTGATACCTTTTTATATAAATATCTCTAAAACAAGAGGATAAAATAAAAGCAATGCCAAGCTCTGCTTTTTCTGGATACACTTTTTTAAGCTGTTGCATCCAAGCTTTTAAGGTTACCGGACTTTCTTTGTAAACAAAATAACGGTCGTTTTCGTAAGGATCATCATCGTCTCTGGTATGCTTGTAAATTTCTGAAAACGCTGGACTGTAATAATGTTTTACATCGTCCATATACTCGCTATTGGTTTTCTTTAAATTGTCAAGCTGTACAATACCATATTGATCTACATTTTTAATCGTGTTGTTATGATATACACAGTCACTAAAAGCAAAGAAACCTTCGCGTTGCCAACCTAATGTTTTAAGCTCGAACGCTAATACAAAATCGCTTAGCACTCGGTTTTTCATTAAGGTGAAATGTGCTGCACCAAAATTTTCAAGGTTTACAAAAAAACCTTCGTTAATTAAACGCTCTTCAAATTTTGATCGGCTAACAAAATCGGCACTATCAAAATCAATAATTCGTTTTTCGCCTTGCTCGTTTATAGCTTCGCACAGACGCTTGTTGTCATTTTTACCATAGACATGAAATAAAGGCTCTATCTTATAGTTTGTACCTTTAAAGAAAGTCTGGCTTCGTCCTTGAAACCAACAAGCGTTTTTAACTGTGCAAAACCTATGCTTTTTAAATTCTTCGTAATCTGCTCCTGGTGGCAATCCTAAATCTTCTGCAGTAGTAGCTTCAAAACGTTCTGTTTTTTCAGCTTTTTCTAATGCTTGTATGTTAAAGCTTTCAATTTTATCTTTTAAAATTTTAACTGGTTGCTTTAGTATTTTTTTACAGTAATCTACGTAGCTGTTGCGTTTTACATCGTCTTTTATGTTGTAAAGCATTTCGGCTACATCGCTAACCGCTTCACTTAAAGCGTCTGGATTATTTGCTGCAGCGTTATTTAAAAAATGTGTTTTCCAAAGTACTGCGTCTTGCTTATTGTCTTGTATGTATTGGTAGATGTCTTCTACTTTACGACTGTAGCTGTCTGGATCTTCGCCTTCTGGAAGCACTACAACCGATATTTTTAGACCTTGAAGCAGTAATGTGTTTACATCGTTAAGCGCTGCTTTTAGTCCTGCTTTTACATTGCCTTTATCGTCGTAACCATCGTTATCACGTATAATAATAACATGATCTGCATAACGTGCTAGTAATTTTGCTTGATCTAAAGTTAGTGCTGTACCGCCTGTTGCTACTGCTATTTCGCAGTTGTTTTGGTGTAATCCTGTTACGTCTGTGTAACCTTCTACTAAAACAGCTGTTTTAGATTTTACTATGGCGTGTTTAGCTTGGTATAAACCGTATAATACTTTAGATTTTGTGTAGACATTGGTTTCGCGACTGTTTATGTACTTGGCACCAATGGTATTACCATCTGCATCTTTTAAATCGGCATCATTTGCACGTCCGCCAAAACCAACAACGTTACCGTTGTGATTATGTATAGGAAACATGACGCGGTTTTTAAAGAAATCGAATTGTTTCTGGTCCTTAACCGTTACTAATCCAGTTTCTTTACCAACTGCAAATAAACCTTTGTCTATGATGGTGTTGGTTAAAAACTTCCATTGGTCTGGTGCGTAACCTATACCAAAATTAATGCGTGTTTCTTCATTAATATCTCTGTCTGCAATAAATTGTTTTGCCCAATGATCTGCAGGTAATTGTTCTAGTTGTTTGGTGTAAGCTTTAGCACTTGCTTTTAATAAATCGTATTGCTTTTGCTTGTGGTTACGTTTACGTTGTACTTCTTCTGTTACTTGCTCTTCTTGAAGATGTATACCACAAATACCAGCAATGGTTTTTACAGCTTCTAAAAAAGAAGCACCTTGTTTTTTCATAACAAAAGCAATACCATCGCCACCAGATTGTGTGCTGTAACACGTCCAGCGGTTAGTGCTAGGCTTAACCATAAAAGAAGGTGTTTTATCATCTGAAAATGGACTGCAACATTTCCAGAGTGATCCTGCTTTTTTAAGTTCTTCAAAATGCCCAATAATTTTAACTATATCGGCATTACGTACATCGTCTATTGATTGTTGTGTGTATGCCATTTATAGATTAGCTTTTTTGGTTAAACAGCATTTTTTATACTTCTTACCAGATCCGCAAATGCATGGTTGATTGCGTTGTGGTAATTTTGGCGCTGTTATTGGTTTAAGTTTTACATACTTTAGCGTGTCTAAATAAGTTGATAATCCTACTTCTTTAGCGCGTTCTTGCTGTTTGTCTTGGCAAATAAATTGCGCTACACCTAATGCGTTGGTAGGATAACCTTGTCTTGTAAATTGTTGTGATAAGTCTGTAATAGTTTCTATATCTGATGCGGTGTATACTATGCCATTTTCGGCTAGTAACTTTGCTATTTGTGTTTGTTGTTGCATTGGGTTAGTGTTATTTTACAGGTGAAAGTTGTGTTTGAAAATTTGAAATACAGTTTTGTATTTCATTCATTAATTCTCTTGTCATTTTACCATTTGTAAACTCATCATGCTCTTTATATTTTGTTGAAGGAAAAAATATGGTAAAATGAAAATGAGATCCATTTTCTCGTGACCATCCAGATAGAGAACTGGAGTTTGCTTCGTGATTATTATGACCAAATGTTAAATAGGGATGAGACACAACTTCTAAAGCTTTTGGGTCAACTTTTAAACCTTCCCAAACTGATAAAGTATGTATTTGTGTTGCTATTGATTCTTTAAAGAATGGAACAGCGTCTTCTTTTAATCTGTATAAATCTTGCATCTTACTTTTTGTTTTTTAGTTTTTCAAAATAATTACCTACGGTTAAGTCTGCTGTTGATGATTGCTGGTTCAGCAATTGAGAAGGCGTTAAGTAATTGGTTAATTTTTTGTTGGATATGTTGTTGTTGCTGTTGGTAGATGCCTCTAAGCTCTTGTTTGCCTGTAATGGATTCATTTCTCTCAAGGAAAAATAATTGATTACCGATTTGCTTTTGCTGATGCTCATAATATTTGATTTTGTATAGCGATTCTAATTCTTTGCTGTTTTCCATACGGTGTAATGCTGCTAAAAGCAATATTGCATCGTGTTTGGTTGGATTGGTTTTTATTATGCTTTCAAAAGCATTATGTATGCATAGTTGGTGTTGATCTGCAATAGCTATTATTTTGAAGCTTGCAGTGTGTAATTTTTCTAAAGCATCTTCTTTATAAGTTTGATTTATTAATTGCAATGCTTCGCTGCCTTTATATGTTAATGTCATGATGTTAGTTGTTTTTAGTTATGAAAAGTTTTGTGTCTGGATCTAGTAAAAATTGACCTTGACTTGAAGTGCCACATTTTCCAATAACTAAAATCTGACCTTCGTCTACTGTTTGGTTTTTTATTGCAGATTCCCATGCTTCACCTTCAGCAACTGCTATTTTATAAGCAGTATATTTTTTAGCATTTTTTCTATTGGTAAATGAAAAAGTTTGATTTTCTTTTAAGTCTTTTGCTTCAATGGTTTTGATTAGAGTTTTATTTAAAACTTTATCTAATAATTTTATCTCTTTAAAATCAATTGGTAAACAGTTTACTTCATCAATTGTTACATCTAAAGTTTCTAGTTTATCTGTTTTAGAGTGATAAGTAAATTCAACTTCTAAAACTCCTTTTTTAAAGCGTCTGGTCCAATAATCACCATGTGAGTAAGATTTTATAAAATCAAAGCCTAATTTTTCTAGTTGATTTTCAGTCATTACTGTATAATTTTTTGGTTAATAGCTTTTCTAATTAGTCCGTTTTTAGATTGCACGTTAAATTTTTCGAAGAGTTTAGCTTTGTGTGTGTTTAAGGTGCTTTCGGTAATATTAAGTTCGTGTGCAATAATCTTGTCTGGTAAGTCGGTTGCTAATAATTGCACGATTTGGATTTGGCGCATGGTTAGAATATTACCATCTACAGTAATGTTTTTGGTTTTCCATTTTAAGCAATGACAATTATTACTGCACATAAAATTATCGTCACTTATAAACTCTCCAGTCTCAGAAAAGTCTGGTGTGCTATCTGCTGCACCGTAAATACAAAATGCAAATTGCTCTAACGCTTCTTTAGTTTTTAAGTGCGCTAAATCTTTTTGAGCTACATCGTCTTTTAAGTATTGATCTACGATTTGCTTTTTAATATTTTGTGGCAAGTCGTTAAATGGTTTATTGGTACCATTGTGTAAGATGTACACTTTACGTGTTTGTATACACCCAAAAAGCTCTGTGCTTTTATCACCAGGCATAACACCTGCAGGTAGTTGGTGTATTCGATTTAAAGTTGTAGATTTGTCTTTCATTAGTTAATCTTTTAAAGGTTAATTTATATTACCCAAAGTGACCGCTTTGGGTTTTATTTTTTTAAAATCTCTGCTTTTCTAAGTTTCTTTTTTGAAACTTTTATTTTTCGTTGCTCATAAACCTTTAGTATTGCATTTTCGATAGCTTCACATTCATTTAAGCCATTAAAAACGTGAGAAATATAAGCTCTAGAAAAAGGTTCTCCATTTTTATTAAACTGCTGATTTTCAGTTAAAACCTTTAAAACGTCCGTAGCGTAACGGTTTTTTAAAACACGCTTTAATTTTCTTCTTTCAGTTTTGCTAATCATAGAAATATGCTATTGATTTATGGTTTTTTGTTTCGTAGTTTTACTATTAATAAACTATTAGTTTGCTATTAATTTAAAGCAAATATAAGTTTCTTTTTTGAAACTTATGTTCTTTTTTGAAACTTTTTTTTATGAAAAATGAAAACCAAATAGCTGAAAGGCTTAACCAGTTAGTAAAATCAAAGGGTTATAGCACCAAAGAATTTGCAGAGCTTTGCGATACTACAGCGCCAAATATGTCTGGATATTTAAATGGAAAACGTCCTATAGGTATTAAAATACTAGATAAGATTAAAGAAGTTATACCAGAGCTTGATCTTAACTGGTTATTGTATAATGAAAGTGCTGAAGATTTAAATGCTTTACAAGAAGCTACTTCAACTTACCAAATACAAAACCATAGTGTTGATGATGCGATTAAAAAATTAATAGATCTGGAAACAAAGGTTATTAGTCATCGTATTAATCATCTAGAAGAAGATATTGCTTCTTTAAAATCTATATTAAAAGTAGATGATATGGACAGCGAGATGATAACAAAACTGAAGGAAATTATTAAAAAAGATACGCACTAACTACGCAACAAAATTTAAAACTTAGATTTTATAGGCATTGCCAAAGGATTGAATAATCCTGTCGAGGTCACTTTAAAGAGCTTAAACTCTTATCAAAACCACGTAATTCTTATGAATTACGTGGTTTTCTGGTTTTTAGAGCAACATTTAAAATGATATGAATTGCTTTAATATGTCAGTTATCCGTCAGTTAATTTTCAAAGTGTCAGTTCAACTGACGCTTTCACAAAAAGCGCTGAATGTATTGCTATAGTTGATTTGACTTTCGTCAAGACGATTTGTTTAATCTAAAGACGACAACTATGCGGTCAACACACACATTTTCAATTCTCTTTTGGGCAGACCAAAAGAACGCTATCAATGGCGAAGTATTAATCTACGCTAGAATAACTGTAGATAAAAAAAGAGCAAATATTAGTTTAAAAAGACGGGTACCTCAAAATCTTTGGGATCCAAAAAAGAAAAAACTCAAAGGTAATTCGCACCAAACTCAAAGCGCTAATCAGTATTTAGATCAGATTTACACACAACTCTTCCAGATTTACCAGGACCTTAAATTTAAAGGAGAGCTCATTACGGCTCAACTTATTAAAGCACAATACACAGGCGAAGCCGACAACAAAGGAAAATCACTTAAAAATATTTTTGAGTATCACAGTAAAAAAATCGCAAACACACTTGCTTCTGGCTCCATAAGAAACTTTGGCATTACAGAAAACTACGTATTTAAGTTTCTGGAGCAAAAAAGAAACACGACAGACATTTACCTCAACCAACTCAATTTTGAATTCTTAAGTCATTTTGAATTGTTTCTGTCTGAAGTTTGGCCAACTGGCCACCCAAAAGCATTAAGCAATAATACAAGAATGAAGCACATACAAAGACTCAGAAAAGTTGTTACCCTGGCTTATCACTTAGAGTGGATAGATAAAGATCCTTTTGTTAGATGGAAAATGACTTACGATAAAACAAACAGAGAATTTCTATCAGAGCAAGAATTAAAAAAACTCGAAAACAAGGCTTTCATTTCTGAACGATTAGATCGCGTTCGCGACCTATTCGTTTTTAGCTGCTACACTGGTATTAGCTATGTAGATATAATGAACTTAACACCCAATCATTTAGTCTTAGGTATAGACGGAGGTAATTGGATAATGACCAAAAGACAGAAAACCAACACAACAGTCAAAGTACCTCTATTAGGGCAAGCTTTAGATATCGTAAATAAATACAAAGATCATCCGGTAACAGCAGTTAATAATTCATTGCTTCCAGTACTCACAAACGAAAAACTCAATATGTTTCTTAAAGAAGTAGCCAATTTTGTAGGTATTAATAAGAATCTAACCTTTCATATGGCACGACATACATTTGCAACGACTGTAACGCTTTCTAACGGCGTTCCTATTGAAACGGTTTCCAAACTTTTAGGTCATTCAAAAATCGCAACAACTCAAATTTATGCTCGTGTACTTGAAAATAAAGTAAGTGCAGATATGAACGCCTTAAAAAACGTTTTACTCAATAAATCAAAAGACAGCACAGTTGCAAAAAACTCAAAAGCAAGCAGTTAAGTTTTTACAAGAACCTACTTCCCTCACTCCTATTTTGAAATTTTAAACGTGTTGTATAGCTTAATGGATAAATTTTAAATCCAACCTATGCAACACATTTCCCAAATCATTGAACGTTACAAAAAAGAAATCATTAAGATAGAAGAATCTAATCTAAGAAATCTATCTGTTCTTAACGATGGTCTCAACCTTTCAGTACAGACATTAAATAAATTAAGAAAACAATTAAGGACCAAAAACAACATCTTCACTCAAGAAGAAGAAATATCTTTTTTCAAATATGATAAACCGTTTATCAATGGACGAATAAAATTCTTTTCAAAAGTTAGACGATTTATTGCTGAAAAACCTAACGCGAGTATTACTAAACAAATCAAATATGTTCATTCTGCAATAGACAAACTAGAAAAACATAAAATGCGAAATCTTGAATTCTTCCAATATACCAGGCAATGTAATAACACACTAGACCATATATATTTTGTTCGCGGTAAAGACAATATTGACTTTCCTGTTGATACCTCTCATTATTTTACAGATCCAGAATTTTCTACCAGTCACGACAATCTTGCTGCGCAAGTAATTGGTTATGATCTACTCTCAAACTATTACGATCTTGAATTAGAATACCTCAACAAAAAGAAAGACAACATAATTATTGAAGAAGTCAGTCCAGCCATTTTAAATGGCTTGTCCTGGACAGCTTCTAAAACTGATTTAGTAGAAATTATTTATGCACTACATAGCGCAGGAGCCATTAGAAACGGACAAGCTGAATTAAGCAAAATGGCCGAAGTCTGCGCGACACTATTTGATTTAAACCTAAACAATTTCTATAAAACCTATGCAGAAATTAAGAATCGCGAGAAAGACACCACAAAATTTTTAGACCATTTAAAACGCAGTCTAGAAAAACGCATAGACCTTGACAATGCTAAGTGAACTCAAAATAAATGCTCATTTTTTACAACGTGATAAATGTTAAATTATCTCGGTACTACCGAACATATACCGAATAAAAAATTATAAATCTTACCAGTTTTGTAAAACGAAAGTCAAATTAACGTAAGTGCTATCATTAAGAGCTAAGCTCGATATGATAGTACTTTAAGTTATCCCGTACTTGATACGGGACCTTATTATTAACCTTTAATTGTTTTACAAATGCCTACATCAATTCTTACCACAGACGATCTTTACGATTTTAAACTAGAACTTCTTAGAGAACTCAAAAAACTTCTACAAGAAAAAACTCCAACAACTATCAAAAAATACCTAAAGTCCGCAGAGGTGATGGAAATGCTCCAAATCAGTCCCGGAACCTTACAAAACTTAAGAATCAACGGCACACTACCCTACACAAAAATTGGTGGTATTATTCTATACGAGTACGAAGAAATACTTCGTATTCTTCAAGAAAACAAAGTTGCTTCTTAAAATGAAACAATGGCAGACGTTAATTACATCAAACACCTCAACGCGATATTTGCTTTGTTCCAAAAAGATTCCAGACTCAACCCTACACACATTAGTCTATATTTAGCATTCTTTCAAATATGGAACCATAATCGCTTTCGCGAAAGCTTCCACGTAAACCGAGAAGATGTAATGCAATTGTCTAAAATAGGTTCAAAATCAACCTATCATAGATGCACCAAACAATTGCACCACTACAAATATCTCATTTATTTGCCATCGCACAATCCGTTTAAAGGTTCTGTAATCAAGATGCTCAAATTCGAGACAACCTCTGAACAAGCTCTAGACTTAGGTGTGCCAAATCAAGGACAAGCACTGGTACCTTCTAATAAACAGTATAAACAAATAAAAAACAGTTATAAACTGGAGCTTCCAAAAAATGAATTAGAAGTTTTAGATTTTTTCAAAAAAGAAAACTGGCCTCAATTAGAAGCACAAAAATTCTACAACCATTACCAAGCCAATGGCTGGAAAATAGGTGGTAAAATAAAAATGGAAAATTGGCACGCTTCCGCTAAAAATTGGATGCTCAAGCATATGGAAATATCAGTTCGAGCAGGTCATATCGAGCGCAGTCGAGATGCGAAAACAAATAACAAACAGCAGTCCCAAATCAGAGACAACCTACACACAATTAGAAACAAAGATTATAATCAACCGCTATGAAGCAATCAGAAACAATATTTAATCCAAAGGCACCACACATACTTATTGAAGGCGCCACACAGTTTGAATTAGGTAGTTTTAATGGCAAAGCTATCAATTACGATTTCCCCAAGATACTTAACTATCTAGATGCAAAAGGAAAATTGTGCTTTGGCAAGAATTTCAAAATATACAAAGAGGACCACGAGTTATTACTTAAGCTTGCAAGCTACTTCATTCAGGATCACGAGTATTGTAAGAAACTAAATATTGACACTAAAAAAGGCATACTCTTATCTGGTCCAGTAGGCTGTGGCAAAACGACACTAATGCGTCTATTACCTCATCTTGTTCCTCATAAAAAAGCTTACAATTTTATTCCGTGTCGCAATATCGTTTTTGGTTTTAATGGTATAGGGTTCAAAATGATTGAAGATTATACCGATAATAAAGCATACTGCTTTGATGATTTAGGCGTTGAGCACATTGGAAGGCATTACGGTAAAGATTGCAATGTAATGGGCGAAATTCTCATATCACGTTATGAAGTATTTCGTCAAAAACAAGTTTTGACGCATATAACAACAAATCTTAATGCAGAAGAACTTCAAGAGAAGTACGGCGAGCGTATTAGGTCACGGATGCGCGAAATGTTCAATTTGATAAGTTTTCCAGCAAATTGTAGAGATAAACGTGGCTGAATATTTACATATAATTATTCTTAAATAGATACCAGAAACAACATACAACACCGACACAACACCGATAAATCTCTGTTAAAAATTAGAGCATTCATAAAACTTCTTAAAACAACAAACAAAACTATCTCTTATTAAAATTTACCAATAAATTGGTTATTTCAATATAAAAACACTATATTTAACCAATATAATGGTAGTAAAATGTTAGACATTGTAACAATAAAAGATATAAAAGTTAAGATTGGCGAGGCTTGTAAGGCGCTTCGTAAATCAAACGATCTGTCCCGTGAAGATTTAGCTGAAGCTCTAGAAGTCTCTAGCACGACTATTCAAAATATCGAAAACGGAAAAAATGCGACACTCGATAATGTATTAAAAGTAGCAAATCATTTCGGGTTATTACAATCTATTTCTAAAGAATTAGATAGCACCATAACTAACCAAAACGACATCTCACTGTATTAATAAATGGCTAGAGACAAGATAATAGATGTAATGGCTTTTGGGCTAGAAATAGGAAAACTAGGCTACGATGTAGATAAAGGAAAATCCTTTTTTCAATACAATCCTGAATTCTTAGATTCGGGAAAGTATTCAAAACTATTCCCATTTATTTTCAAAAGCATAAAACAAGTACAGGTATTCACAGAATACCAAAAAGATACTTTTCAGGGCTTACCGCCTATGATTGCCGACTCCCTTCCTGACACCTTTGGTAACATTATTTTTCAGGAATGGTTAACTGCTAGAGGAATTCAAAAGGTAACACCTCTAGAGCAACTCGCATATGTCGCAGATCGTGGTATGGGTGCGCTAGAATATAAACCAGTAAGGCAATTACCTAAGTCATCTTCAGTAAATATCGATGAGGTAATTACCATTTTAGAAAAAGTACTCAAACTAAAAGAAGATACTACAGGTGAAGACCTCAGCGAATTATCATTACTCAATGTATTCAAAATTGGGACTTCTGCTGGCGGTGCTAGACCTAAAATCCTGATTTCAGAACATAAAGAAACTGGCGCTATTATCGCTGGAGATAGAGAGATTAGCGAAGACTACAATCACTTTTTAGTAAAGCTTCATATAGATGATAGCGATGGTTATAATAAAGAAAAAGTAGAATATGCTTATTATTTGTTAGCTCAAGATGCTGGCATAAATATGATGCCATCTAAACTTATTGAAAACAAGCATTTTGCTACACTTAGATATGATAGACAAAACGGAGAAAAACAGCACGTGCTTACAGTAACCGGTTTAACAGGTTGGGACTTTAAAAATCAACCAGAAAACTCATCTTATGAAAATGTTTTTAAAGTTGCTATAAGTCTAGAAGTGCCGCATAAAGATATACAGCAACTATTCAAACGTATGGTGTTTAATCTCATCTTCAAGAATGTAGACGACCATTTAAAAAATCATAGTTTTATTTATAGCAAAGAAGACAACAGTTGGAATTTAGGGCCTGCATACGATATAACCTATGCGCTCAATCCATTGTTTACTTTCAAATCAACGTCTAGAGCTTTATCCATAAATGGTAAACGTACAAATATTACAATAAAAGACATTTTAACCATTGCCGAGGAGTTTGCTATTAAAAACCCTAGAGGCATTATAGATGAAGTCCAAACATTAATTCCTCGATGGTCAACCCTTGCTACTGAGTTAGAAATACCTGAAAATATTATTAAAGCAATCCAAAAAGAAATAAAGGAAATAGAATATGGCAAATAGCACACATGCACATTTGAGATATAATATTTTAGACCATTGCTTCCGTTATAAGTCTTATGGTTTTGAAGAATTATTAAAGGCAGTCAATGAAGGTATTGAAGAGCTATATCCAGGGGAAAGTATTTCAGAAAGAACTTTACGTGAAGACATTAAAGTTTTCAGAGATAAGAAAGACGGATTTGGTGCACCGCTTCCTGACGGTAAAAGAACATACACTTATTCTGATGATGATTTTACCATCGCAAAACGACCTTTACAAAAATACGAGCAATACTTACTTGAAGCCGCACAGCAGCTATTATCAAGATTTGAAAGCCATCCTAAGTATAACAAACTGGCAGAAGCCTTAATTAAGTTCCAAGATGAAGAAGAACAAGAAAACGATGCTAAAAAAATCTTGTTTTACGATCATAACGAAGAATACAAAGGTATAAACCATCTTAAACCATTGTATCTAGCTATAAAGAAAAAACAAGTTTTACAGGTAGTTTATAAAGGCTTTAAAGATAAAGAATCATCAGTTTTTGAATTTCATCCACATATTTTAAAACAATATAATAGACGGTGGTTTGTTTTTGGATATAATAAAACTAAAGATATTAAAGCATGGAGTATTCCACTAGATGAAAGGCTTATCAGTTTCGAAACACTTGAAGATGTCAATTATTTAGATTCAGACAAAGATTGGGAATTGTTTTTCAGAACTATGGTTGGTGTAACGAGAATAAACGAAAATATAGTAAGAGTAGTTCTTCGTTTCTATAATGGAAGGGAAAATTATTTTAAAACAAAACCATTTCAACCAGATTATGAAGAATTTTTTGAAGATGATAAACAGGATCAGGTCTGGTTTGAAACCATAATAAATAAAGAGTTAGTCCAGCAACTATTATCATACGGTAAGGATGTAGAGGTGCTAGAGCCAGAATCATTAAAAAAACAGATGAAAGAGCATTCAAAAGCAATGCAACAATTTTATGAATAG